TGGTCAGTGACTGGAGTTCAGACGTGTGCTCTTCCGATCTTAAATTCTCAAAGAAAAAATTATTTAGTTTTTCTGTTAGTGTTGTTTTTGCTGCTTCTTCGTTGAAATCACTTGATATAGTTCCTTTAACTACAACATCAACTCTGTTGATTTCAACTCCTTCAACAGTTAAATCTATATCTGAAATAATTTCTAAATCTATATAATTTTTCACTTTTTCTTTAAGTTCAGAAGATACTACTTCTTTCCCTTGCTCTGTTATAACTAGCTTAACAGTTCCAGCACCACTCCATCTAGGAATACAATGAGAATGTTCTACACCTTGAACTTCTTTAGCTTTATCTTCAAATACATATTTATTCCAGCTCATTCTTGGCTTTCTGATATAATCTAAAGCTCTCTTTCTGAAATTATCATCTGTTTCTATATCAGTTCCATTAGTAATATTTTCTAAGTTTTCTACCTTAGAAAGTCCTGTATATTCTTCTCCAAATTTATTAATTTGTCCTACTTCACAGTTACCAACAGTTCCAGCTTTAGTACATTGAATTTTTACAGTAGTAGAGATATTTTCTATTGTCTTTTCTTCTAAGATTTCATACTCTGTTGCTGTACTTGAATTTATAACTATATAACCTTTCTTAATAAGACTTCCATTTACTCCTGTTATTTTTACTTGGCCAGTTGATTTAGTTGCTTGAAGCCTATCTAAAGCCTTATCAGCACATGAAATGTCTAAGTCAGTTCCTGTTGCTGTATCTATAAGACTTTTATCAAGCTGTTCTGAATAATCATCTTCCTCTTTTACCATTTCTATAGCTACTGATGTAATAATATCTCTAGTAAAACTTCCCGTTGAGGTATTATAGGAAATCATTTCAGCCATATCATTGACTTTTTTATTTATTCTTTCATCACTCAACTTTTATTACCTCCTCTACCTCAAAAGCACTCTCTTTTAATTCAACTATAAATCCACAATACATCTTGTCATCAATCTGTATAAGCTGTAAACAATGTATTTCCTCAATATCCTTATGATTTTTCAAGGAATTATAAATATCATCTTTGATAAGTTCTATTAGGTCCGTATTAGGATATAATTGTTGTCCTACATATTTGTAGATATTTAATCCAAAGGGGTAACCTACATCTTTAATATGTACATTCCATCTATCCCTTTCAGTATAGAAAAGCTTTTTAATCCATTCTTTTATAATTTCTACTTTATTGTAGATTTTTCTAGGTTCTAATCCATCATAGTAGAATTTTCCTGTTGTATAATCAAAGAGAACATCCTTTTCTTTTATAGTTTCTTGAACTTGTAATTCCTTTTGCTCTTCAATAGCTTGTACATCACTATTGATTCTTAAATAACTAATAGGTAATGTCATAATCTCACCACCTTATCTATAAGATAAAAATACTTATGGTCATTTGTTGGAAGCATTAAGACTGTATCTCCAACCTTTAAGGTATCAGTCCATTCAATACTTCCTGTTGATTGATAACTTCCTTTAGCTTTAAAACTTGTTAAAGTATGTTCATGTGGTCCTTGTCCAGCTTTTGTCATACTACTTGATTGAACTGTCATATCCTCATTATCTATATTTCCTACAATAGAGAAAGTTCTCTTATAGCCTATTATTTTCTCAATACTAATCATAATTTTTTTATTTTTTATAGTAATTCCACTTTCTAATTTAACCTCTAATTCAGGAGGAGCTTTGACAACTTCTCCTGTAACAGCTCCAAGCCACTTAGGATTATCCCTAGCTTTTATAATTAGAGCTATTTTAGTTAGAGCATTATAATATCTTTCATCTTTTACCATTTATTCCACCTTTTCTAGCTCTAATGAAGCTGTAAAAATTGTTTTATGCATACTAAAGTTATAAGTAATACTTGTGATTTCAAATACTCCATTTATTCCATACTTAGAATAATCTAGTTTTAGTAGTTCTCCATCTCTTATAAATTCACTCAATAGAGGAATTTCAAGAGAGATTTTTTCATTAACTTTATTTTCTTGGTTTAGTAGATTAGTAGCTGTAATAGTTCCACCATTCAAATCATTATCTTTATAAGATACTAATTTTTGCATAAGTCCATATTTTTCAATATTACCTTTGTCTTTTGCTGTACTAACTTGAATATATTCTTTTCCTGATGTTTTATATACTCTAATTGAATTTCTCATTCCCTCTATATCCAGTGTTCTTTTAGGTTCTTTGATGTAATTCAAGGCATTACATTCATAACCGTTCAGAATGGAAGATAACGAGCTGAGAGGGGTATATAGTCCTCTTATATATTTATTCTTTTTACTTCTTTCAAAGTGAAATTTAGTTTCTTTATAAAAAAATCTAAATTCTTGATTTTCTAAGTCCTTAATATTTTTTATAATCTCTTTGATAATTTCTCCTAAAGTTTTTCCAAAATAGAAATTATCAACCATAGTATTGGTAGCTTCTATATTTCCAGTATTAGCTCCAAAAGTTTCTATAAGCTTTCTTACAACAACAGAAGCTTCTATATCTTCAAATTGATAAATTTCTTCATTCTTTGAAAAATACCAAGCATAATCAACAGCTTTAAAGGACAAATTAGTGATATCTCCATTAATAATTATTCCTGAAAATATTTCTTTACCATCAAGTTTTATAACTATAATATCTCCTATCTCTACATTGTAGAATTGAGGGTTTTTAGTTATATTAAAGTCTAAGGTCCAAGCGAACTCATTTATAGATTTTTTTAATTTCATTTCAGCTTTGACTATATTTGAAATATCTACTATTTGACTTGAAGTATTCTTTATACAATATGTAGTTATCATTGTAAACACCTACTTGCTTAAATTGAAAGCTTCAGGCTTAAATACATAGTGTTTTGATTGAGTTTCATAAATACTTGGGTCTTTAGCTTCCTTAAATTCAATAGTATAGTTGATATCTCCCTCTGGAGAGGTTTCATGTTCAAACTTAGATATATAACATTTAAGGACTAAACCTATTCCTGTAATCACAAGTTTTATAGGAGTTTCCTTTAGCTTTAACTCATCAACTTTATTAACACAATCTATTCCAAAATACTTATAATTATTAGAAAATGAATAGTAGGTATTAGGAAAGAATGAGGAAAAACTAACTATTCTAAAATCAATATCTTTCTTATAATTTATCTTTCCAGCTATTGTATCAACTTCCTCAATAATATTATCATTTCCAACAAATTTAATATTTGATGGAGTAACAGGAAAGGTAAATATAGATAACTCTACTCCGTTCTTTTCTTCTGCTATTGATACTTTTATCTCTTTTAATATTCTTGAGAAAGAATAAAGTTTTCTAAGTACAGGATTATTTTGAGTAAGTTGATTTATATTACTTGCTATTCCTCCAGTAATTTTATCTGTTGCCCATTCTGAAAGTTGTGTTTGTGGGTCAATCTTAGCAAGAGAACTAGTTTGTAATAGTTTTTCAAGTACTTCTGTCATCATATTTACCACCTCCTATATATTTCCTAATATTACTGTTAAATCTTCTACTACTTGGGAAATAATATCATTTATATTATCCCCTTTATTAATATTTATAACTATTTGAGAATTAGTAGAAGCTTCATTTTTTATCTTTTCTCTATTAGAACTTAAAAGATATTTTATAGATAACAAGGCATCTAACATTTTTTCTTCAATAGTTTTTTCAACTGGTATTGATGTATAAACACTGTTAGAATTAGAACTATTATTATAAACACTTCCATTAGTTCCACTATTTTTAGTACTTTTTAGATAATAACCATTATGTTTAACTTGTTGTTCTTTTCCACTACCACTAAGTAGATAATCTGTATTTAATCCTGGTCCTGTTGAAATTTCAGGAGAATAAGTTCCACTTCCACTAGCAATTTGATTTTCTATATTTTGTATTTTAGCTTTATTTTCTTGATTAGTTTCTCCAGTTGCTCCAGCATTTACTGTTGCCTCTAAATCAAATCCTAGTTTATCAGCTAACCAACTAATTCCCTCTTTTACACCATTAATCATTACTCCAACAAAATTAAATTTTTGAATCCAACCCCAAAGTTCTTTTAGAATATTAATTAAAGGATTAACAGCATTTCTAAATCTTTCTGACCTTTTATATAGAACTGCAAATCCTACTCCAAGTCCAACTATTGCTCCTACTATCAAAGCTACTGGAGAAGTAAGAACAGCTAAAGCTGTATTCAATCCCCAAGTACTAATAGTGGCGAGTGTCATATTTCCAGTTAAAAGAGCTGTAATAAAATTAGCAGCTCCCATTGCCGCATTACTAGCCCATATAGCACCTGTTTTTATAGCACTTGCTGCTGCTAAAGCTTTTTCCCATAAAGTTGTAGCAATAAGTACACCTTTATATGCCATATATCCAGAAGTTAAACCAAAGATAGCAAATGTTAAAGTATCAGCGAGGTAACTTCCTGAATTTAACCATTCAATAACTCCAGTTCCAGCAGTAACAAGTTGAGTTACTCCATCTATAAGAGTTATTACAGTAGGTTCTAAATATTCTCCAAAAGCTATAGCTAATCCCTCAGTAGCAGATGTTAAATTTCTAAAAGAACCTCCAAGTCCAGCATTTAAGGTATTTGCTAATTCTTGAGAAAATCCACTTGAATTTTTAACTTCATTTATTAGTTTATCTAATTCTTCTTTTGGAGTTGCTAATAATCTATTCATAGCTTGAGAACCTTGCTCTTGGAAAACTTGGCTTATAAAACTTTCTCTTTGAGCTTTTGCCATTCCCTTAGTTTTTTCTTTTATATCTTCAATAATATCTAATACATTTCTATAACTTCCATCTTCTGTTAGCTGAACACCAATATTTAATAGCATTTGTTGTTTTTGCTTATTTTGTAATGTAGAAAATACAGCTTGTAAAGCAGTTCCAGCTTGAGAGCCTTTTAATGATAAGTTACCTAGTTGTCCAAGTATTCCTAATGTTTGTTCTAAGCTAAGTCCAAACTGTCTAGCACCATTTCCACTATATTTTAAACTCTCAGCTAAATCTCAGATCGGAAGAGCACACGTCTGAACTCCAGTCACTGACCAATCTCGTATGC